AGCTTGAGCACCGGGTGCCATAAATACTTCAACTACATATTCCTGATTAAGTCGGTGTAATTGTCCATGAGAACTTTGATAATCCTTTGGAACCCTAATTTCTCTATTGCGGGTATGGAAGTTAACTTCAAAGTTTTCAAATGAAGATGCACCTAAACCTAGTACAGGTGAGTTTCTATTAGTACCTGCCTGATCTATACATTCCAAAGTAGAAGAGGTGCTAGATGCTTGGGTATCATTTGTTTTAAAGGTAAGACGCTTAGAGTGAGCATACTTTGAAAACAAATCAGGTCTATTTACTAGTTGAGAATGCTGAACCCACTTTCCTTCAGGGGTAAAGCTCCACATCATGTCGGATTCTGGTTTGGTATGAATCCAAACATTTACACTCTTGCCCCCTACGGTAAGTCCTGAATCTCTACTAATTACACTATTCAAGGTCGCCTTGAAATCATGCTCAGGAGATAAGAAATTATTAGATATAGGGTGCGGAGATCTTGCTGCGTATTTAGATATATCAAACCTAACTCTCGTAGCGGCACCATTGCCAGACCGCATAATAACTAGAGTCTTATCAAACAAGAAAGGATCCTCGTAAAAAGCCCTCTGAGAGCCTGGGACCTTAATGATAGAGAAGGAGCTATCCGCTGCCGTCCCTGATGTTAGAACGAGTTCTACACCTTCTATGATGCCTGAGGCTACCCTCTCAAAAGTATCCAAATACATTGAGTTGCCAGCCGAAGCGACAAAGGATCCAACCCCCGTGAAGGGACCACTATCTACGGTAATCTTTGCAGGCGAAGCAAAGGAGCTAGCCACTAAATCTGTGACACTCCCTAAGTCCTCAAAGTCATGATTGTAAAGGAGCGGCCCAAAAGTATGTGAGAATATGTTTGCTCCATCCTGCTCTTGAACATCGGGACTTAACCTGTGCCATTTAAAGTTGTTCTTATACTCATGGTAGAATCGATGCAGATCTCTACCAAATTCAAAGTTATAATAATCCTCTTGAGAAGCAGGGAAAGTATACCCCTCTATTGAAGAATTGCTAAATCCGTTAGTGTAAGATTGGAGTATACCGCTCGTTTGATTAACGAGCAAATCCCGTAAATAAGTAATAGTACTAGCCGCAGTGGCTACGTCTAACTGCCTTTGAATCGCAATAGGTCCGCTAACAAGGTAAGTTTCTAAATCCTTTTGATTCTCTTTAATCCTATGCATAGCGGCATAGATACCTGGGAGTTGGCCCCTGTCTGTAGTGAAATCTTTATTGTCTGCAAAGGTTGAATAAGCAGATCGTGTATTTTGAGTGTTACTTACGTCATACTCGTAATAGCTATTGTTGGATTGCAAACCCTCACATTGCGCCCAAATTGCAGGTAAGTTTATATGGCTACTCACAGGGGTAAACGATAGGGAGCTTGGAACTAACCCTAAAGGGATACCACTCAAAGAGGAAGCCATCCCAAACCCAACGGGCATATTGAATCCCGTCCTATCGTAGTATCCATTGAAAGGCATTACCTTCTCATAAGATCTTCTTCGTGCCGAGTTCCTAGCCACGAGGGGTGTGGTAGATGCTGATAAAAATTCAGGAGATACCAAACTCTGAGTAGCCGACCTTTCAATAACATTCCCTCCTGGATTAATACCACGCTTGTAGCTGTTGAAGTTTATGCCCTTATTGAATAGGTTATTACCTGCACCCACATCAATCTCAGTCCTATCCACGGTAACTAAGGGAAGAGTATTACCCGTGATAGAAAGTAGGTCAGGTTCGCCGGACAACTCTAAGGATAACAGAGGGATAGAGTGGGCGGGTGCGCTGTTCTTTATTGCCTTAGATACCATCACAACAGCATCCCCAGAATCAATATCGTTTAAACCTTTCTTAGTAAAATCAAATTCAGAAGCATCTAAAACTAATTTAAAGTGAGATGATTTACCTGACCATAAACTAGCGTAGTCGAAACTATTATCATTCAGATTACTAATAAGGTTGTCGAGATTTGGAGGAGAGTTATACCCTGACGTAAATAGCAGCCACGACCCGGCCCTAGGTTCATCTACCTCCCCAAGTGCCGTTGTGGTTATATACGAACTTACGTCAAGAGCAAACTGCTCTCTAACTCCAAAACATGCTAGCTTATCAGATATGAACTCAACCATAGGTTGACTGAGTTCTACATTTACATAGTAAGGGTATTCCTCAAAAGGAGGAATAGGATAGTTTCGACCCCTATAATTGAAGACGAATTCGTTCTCTCCCAACCAGGAATTAATTGGGAAGCTATCAGGAAACTGTATTATAGTATCTAAAATAATCTTATCAACAACCATACGAATATTAGCATCCATATCGTTGGTTGAATAGCCCTTTACATCCATATCTTCTGCTAAGGAAAGGGGCCAAGATTGATAGTTTTTAAAGTAAGGTGATTCCGTGGCTAAAGCGTAGTAAATTAGATAAGGTACGTAAGATTCCCATAGCTCGGTTATTCTTGTCTCAACAGGGAATTGATCTTTAGGGAATACAGTGTTTATAGTTGCTTGGATAGATTTCTTGGTTCCTATAGTCTTATAAATACTTACTGCATTCCTAAGTTGAAGCCTCCATTTATTTGGATCATCCCCAAATAAATCCCACCCAATCAATTGAGCTATAAGAGGAAGATAGTCATCCGGGCAATCCTCAATATCATACAACGTAGATATTTGCTCTGTTTGATTGTTGATATCATATGCCAGGAAAGACAAAGACCTAATCAATCTTGCGAAGGGACCACTCTCTACCTTGTCGGTAAACTTAAAAGAGTTATCCATGAAAGTTTCAAACTTATCCCGAACAGTAAAGTCTGAACGATCTGTGTATAAAGGGGAGTAGATAACATCTACCCAAGTTTGAAGCTTTTCTAATTGCTGCGTTCCACTTAAGTGACTAGTGGTTCCACCGGCAAATAAGGAGGAAGGGTAATAATCCCCTAAACCATTTCGCCATAGGTGCTCCGATAACCCTTTTATGCCGTCATTAATCTTTACGGGAGTGCCTATGAAAAGACTACTAACTAGTAGCCCCTGAACATATGCAGAAGGGTCGTAAGTTGCTCCAGAAGTATTCAGGAAATACATCCACGAAAGCTTATTAATTAGGTAATTGTGAATAGCCGAGGTAGATCCTATGGCTCCGAAGTATGCAGAGTCAGGGGAGTTTAGGGTTATCGCGGGTAGTAAGGTGTCTGAGACAAACGACTCGAAGTCCGATACAGTTTCAAACCCTTTAAATGTTTTATTAAAGTAGGTAAGGATCTCGTCCTCAAACTCCGTAGTCGTAATGTTAGTTAGTTCATTTTGCTTAATAAAGAAAGGGGCTATTCCCCCCAGAGTATCAATGGAACTATAAACGGAGTTTCCGACTGCGCTGACATGTATGATAGAAGAAAAGTTGGCAGCAGTATCTAAGTGCGAATTGATTATGACATCTGCAACATCGTCTGCCTTGGGGGTGCCTGTGATATCATCTTCATACAGGTATTCTGGCAGGATGTATTTTATAGCCTCAAAGTAATTAGGCTTAAAATACTTTTGATTTCTTAGATAAGTTTTACCAGACATTACAGGTAATCAATCCTTAAGGATAAGTTGTTTAGCTGTATAATCTCATTGAAGCCTACAGCTATTGTAGATTCCACGTTATCAACCGTCGCGTATCTAATATTGGTTTCGTTTTCTAAAAGAACCCTGATAACATCCTGAGGAATGAAAGGCTCCGAAAAGTCTGTGTTATCAATATTCATGTAGGATTCAATAGAGTTGCGTGCGCTTTGCATTAAAGCAGGCTCGTTCCTCTTGAATCGCTTATCTACGGTCAACGTAACAATGAGATCCAAAGTTCGGATAAGACCGTCAACTATCACCACCTCATCTGTCAGCATCTTCTTGGATTCGATTGCGGTGAGTATCTGCCTCTTATACTCGCTCGTAGCACGCCGTAGTTGACGGTCTGAGGCTCTCTCTAGGATGAATAGGTCAATGATATTGGCCGACGAGTAAGCCCTTCTAACCGTTGCCGTAGCCTTTCCAGTGGATCCGTAGTTGGATGTAAAGGTATTAGCAAACCCCTTATAGTCAGGCAAAGTAACGAGGCGATCTTGGCTTTTGAAAAATAATGGAGCATATCGTTTTGCTTGTGCGATCGATTCCGCATCGCGCCCTCCTGTCGCTAGGCTGGTGTTTTCCAGAGTGCCCTGTATATTATCCGTAGCAGTGCTATCAGAAGACTCTACCTGGATGGGAGCATTTATCGTGCTCTCAGCTATGTTACCTCGGCTACCCCCACCAACACGATAACTTACCGTGTAAGCATCGCCTATAGAAGGTGACTTGCCTGTTGCATCATCTCCAAACAAAATGGAGGCTCTAAAGGTTTCGTCGGTAGTTACTTGGAATACCTTATCATCACCTCCCGAAGCAAAGTAAATATTCTCTTCTTCAATGTATACGCCTTCCGTCTCAGGTGCCCCCGCTAAGAATATCTGTGCGCTCTTTTCAACGTAAGGACCTTGCGACAGGTTGATAGTTTTTACAGACTCAGGGGAAGTAAACGTTCCCGTTTCAACCACTAAGCTACCCTCTAGTAAAACAAGATCGTTAGCTACTACAGACCCTGCGATAGCAGAAACATCTAAAACAAGATCATTGCTAGCTGAAGTCAGATCAACACTTCCATCAGAGTTGACTTTGTATAAGGTGTAACTGAGTGTACCGCCATCCTCAGGAGAATTAATAGTTGTCACCCTATCAGCGGCATCGACCGTCATGCTAGAAGGGCTTGTTACACTTCCTACAGAGTAAGTGATCGACGCATTAGCTGCCGCAGAGATTGGACCTTTCATACGAACTCCAATAACTTCTAACAATCTCTTTACGCTGTCACGGGATCTAGCGGTTCCAATGTAATTCTCATTGGCTAGGTAATCCGACTTGTTAGATTGAATGTGACCAACAGCAGCCATCATTTCAAGGAGCAGCACCCCAAAGTCAGAGGATTCAAAGTTGTTGTAGTCTAAGGGGAAATTAGCCTTTACATACTTTATAAGGGTTTCTCTAAAAGAATTGAAGTCTGAAGACGCAAAGTTTATAAGCTTTTGCTTATCATCTAACTGCGCTGGTAGACGTTTCAAGTAGTCTGACTGTACTGTTCCCTTGAATACTGGCATTATAGCTTCACTCCAATGTTAAATGCTGTTGCAACAGCATTCCTCAAATTACAATATAAATTTACTTTAATATTTGAATCTCGGGTCTCAAATACTTGTAGCTTACCTATTGTAACCTTTGTAAGATATCTACGTATGGCGGTAACAATTTCCTCTTTTATTAGGCTAAAAGTTACCTCGTCAAGAGGCTCCATCAAGAACTTGCGTAGATTACACCCATAATCAGGTCGCATGAACCTTTCACCTCGGTTTGTCCTTACGAGGGAACTCAGGTTAGAGCGCACCAGAGAGAGTCCTGATTGCTTACTAAAGTAACCATTCTTAGGGTCAGTTGGGATAGGGTAATTTAAACCCATTATCTTAGGGTCCTGTAACGTAACAGGTCTTTGCATAGGTCCAGGAACTACACCTCCGTATCTTGTGGTATTACTTGAAATTGCCATTATTAGTTGTAGGATGCAAGATCCTCTCTCTACATATTTAGAGAAGATACAGTAAGTATAGGACTATACTATGACTCGAATACCCAGGCTACACCACAATAACTTTAAACAAAGAACTCCAAACTACAGCTATATGGAAGC